CTTCTTCAGGCTCAGGAGTTTCTTCTTCTTTATCTTCTTCAGGCTCAGGAGTTTCTTCTTCCTCAGGTATGTCACCAAGGTCAGCTTCAATAGCTGCCAAGACCTCTTCTAGGTCGTCTTCTTCTGATTTTTTAGCTTCTGTAACAGCTGCTAATTTTACAGATTTTGGTGCATTAGCTAAAATGTTTTCCCAATAAGCAATTTGTTCACGAAGTTTCTTTTCAGCATAACGAAGCTCTTTTAATGTTTTAGCATAATCTTTTTCTTTGTATTTTTCTGTGAATGCTTCTTGACCCATCGATTCAATACTATATGCTAAATTGTATAGCTTATGGGCATCGTCTTTAAGCGCTTTTAAACCTTGCTTTAAATAGTCAATCATTGTTAATGCACCAGTTGCTTCTTTAATAACTTCTTTTTTCATACTACCACCTTTAATAATATTTGCATATTCTTTATAGACATTTGCATGGGCTTTGTCTTGTTTAGCAAGTCTCCTAATTGACTCTGCCAGTAATAAACGATTGAACTTGCTACGCTTAGTACTTTCTGCAAGCATTGCAGTATTACGAAATGATGGGTCATATACGAAATCAATACTCATAAGCTCAAAAGACTCAGGAATAATTCTTTCGTAAGACTCTGCAGCATTACTTACAGACTCAGTTTCACCAAAGCCACGAAGCGATACACCAAAGACTTCACCACCACCTACAAGCTTAGCATAGTCAAGATGAGTTTTAACAATGCGCCCTGCTGGTGTATTTAAAATGTCCGCTGTACCTTGCCACTTGTTTCCATTTTTCTTAATATCACGCCAAGCAATCGCAGAGTTCTCAAAGCGCATTTCTGGTTGACCATTAGCTGGATGGTCAAGTGAACCTAAAAGTGTTGATGGTTTTAGTTTACCATTCTCATCAAAAAACTTACCACCCTTACCAAAAGTAGTAGGTTGTGTCCATACTTTAGATTCATAATAAGTTCCATTTTGCGATATTGTGTTTTCAACAACAATACCATCTACCGTAAAGGAACCCAAAACTGGGGAATTAGGATTACTAGCTGGCTTATAGGATTCTAGAATGCTTAGACTGCCAAGCCTAGTCTCTGTAATTACGCGACCCATCGATTATCACCTCTTCGTTCTCTTTCTAAAAAATCAATCCATTCAATTGGATCTAAGTTTCTTGTTGCTCTTCTTACTTTTACAATAAACTCTTTATCGAGTTCATCAAATGAAAATACAAGACTCCTATCTCTAGTATCTATATACACTTCTAAACCATCAGGTACTTGATCAATAAATGGCTTAATTAAGTCATTATAAACTTCAACAAGCGATGGGTATGGGTATCTAAATTGGCTGCCATCAATACTACAAATAACAGGACCATTAGCTTCAGAAGTTTCTTCTAAGTCTGCAATGAAGGTTCTATAATAATAAGCTTTAAGAACATTCTCAGCGAAGATAACAAGTTGATTAAATTGTTCTAATTCATCTAACTCTTCAAACTCATCAACTGCGTCTTGTCCTTCTTCTGTATACAGATAATCGATGAAAGCACTATATAGTTCTTCCCCGTCATATATCTTATAGAGATTAGATACATAAAGAAGGTCTTTGTAGTTTCCATTCATAAGTGTTTAATCGACTTTCTTAATAGAAAACGCTCTTAAACCTTTTTCACACTCTTTATAGAGGAACTCAACTTTATCACCAACATCTAAAACTTTTTTACCATTAGTTAAAATTTGGGTATAATGGAAATATATATCGCGGTCAGGCTCTTCAATCGAAAAGATAAAACCATAACCAGTTTGTTCATTATATGATTTTACAATGCCAACTGCTTGATAAAAAATTTCTCCTTTACTGTTTTTAATTTCTTGTTTCATTTATTGTCTACCTTTCACTATTTTGTTTAACTTAATACGAAAAAATATTATATCTCTTACATTATATAATATATACATGAGCTGTTTTATTTTAGTAGTTTTTACTTAATAACGTCTTCAAAACTTGTACCATTCCTGATACACTTTTTAATTCGGTAATAAGTATTAATTAAGCTTCTAAAACCAAGCTTTTTAATTTCTTGATAACTTAAGCTATAATATTTCTTACCACGTTTCCAAGTACCTGAATTAAGATAACGAATACAATTTACAAAGTACTCATCTAAAAATTTGATTGAATCTGTTACATTGATATTAGGTAAGTACCATAAGGACCAGTTAACCGAGTCATCCCAGTAACTATATAGTTTTTCATTGATACCCTTAATGTAGTGCTTTAATGCTACAGTCTTGTTAACGTTTCGGTCTAGCATCCATTTACGATACCATTTAGCACGGCGTTTCATTCTTGATTTCATCTTAGCTTTCGCTTCCGGGGAAATATCAATGGTTCTACCTTTGTAGTAAAAACCTAAAAATGTGATGCCTGTTCTTAGGGTAAAGATTTGTTCTTTCTTAGGGTTTAGTTTAATATTAAGGTCAGCTAAACGTTTGACAAAGTAATCTAGTGCTTCTTTACCAACAATAAGAGTATCATCTGCATATCTTAGGTACTTGAAGTGTTTTGCTTGCATCTCTAGATCTAATTCATGCATATAAATGTTAGCTAGTATTCCACTAATAGGCATACCTGCCATAACACCTTTTTGCTCAAATACTCTAAGCTTTCCTTTATAGGTTGTATTAGGGTTACTTAAGATTTGCATAATAAAGTTTTGTACATCTCTGTCTTTATCTTCAAAGAAGGCGTCTAGCTTCGTCTTTAAGATACTTAAGTCAATGAGATTGAAGTAATCAGAAAAGTCATTCTTAAAGACTTGGTCGTCTAACTTAAGGTGGAAACTTTCTAGCTTCTTAAATGCAGACTTAACACCCCTACCCCTAGTATAAGCAAGAGAGTTAGATGCAAACTTATCATTATATTGATTTAATAGATAAAAAGCTAAAACTTTAAGAACTATGTTTTGCTCTTTAGGGTAAATGAAGACATTCCTTGTTTTCTTTGTATTAAACTGCTTTATCTCGTGGTAACGCGGAATTGGGAAGTCTCTAAAGTAAGCCGTATCAAACTTAGTATAGCTTTTGTTATCTATGATTTTTTGAACTTGCTTAATAAGTCTGGTATCAGGCATTACTTTAGAGCCTTCATTATCTAAAAAATCTAGCCAGATATTTTCTTGTTGTATTTCTTGAAAAAAACTCATTGAACTATAAACCTCCAGTTTCACTACGGGCAATTAAAATCTACTTCTTAGGCGTTTTCTTAGTTGTCTTTTTAGGCCGTGGCTTACTTTGAGGGTAACAAGTAGCTCTTTGTACATTAGAGACTTGTGTTGCCTCAGTTAACCGTAGACCAGCATAAGCCTCAGCTAGCAAAGGGCCGGCACAACTTTGTCCAGTTTTAAAATAAATGATATCAGACAGCACATCAAATGGTGGCACTTTTGCTACTGCTAATACTAAGTCAGCTGCATCTTTAGTTACAAGGCCACTCCCAACTACAATATTGTAGAGGTCATCAGCATCTAATAATAGGGTTTTACCAGAGTTATATAAGTTCTTTAAACGTTCAAACTCTTGCATTTCTTTTGTCATAACTTGAGTAACTCCTTAAGTGATTATTAGTTGTATTCATCTAATAGTTGATCAAAGCTTCTGTATCCTGTTCTAGCATATAGGATGTCTTCCATTGTTTCCATGTTATAGCCGATAATACTGCAGACTAAGTTGATTTCATCTTCTGTCGCAATTCCGTATTCGATTAGAATGTCATAAGCTTCTTCTACATCATTGTAATAGTTTTCGTTAATTACTTTTTTATTCATACTTTCTCCTTCTGTGGCTTCTTTAATACCACGATCAATTTTAAGTTGTTTAAGGGCTGCTAGTTTATTTTTGAGTTGCATCTTTTCTCTGACTAGATCATTCTTAAACGCTACCTTGTTTGCGTAGGTTTTGAAGTCGTTTCGTTCAATGGCATCAGCGATTTCTTGTTCTAACTTCTTAATATTATCAGTGATATCATTAAGGCGCTCTTCTAAACTATACTCTTGGGTAACATGCGCTACTTGTGCTTCTGTCTTAGTTTTATAAGACTTTTCCATCTTTTCTAGTCTATCATAGTAATCAGGTATTTCTACTAAATGATCCATTGCAATTCTTGCAGCTTCGCTTGTGTCATCTGTATGCTCATATTCAACCTCAATGCCTTTAGCAAGCTGTTCTTCAATTTGTTTAACAGGTACACTATGTAAGGTTGCAATGTCTTCAATAGTCAGACCCTCTGATAGCCTAGCTTCTTTAATCATATTATATGCCTCCTTAGTTTTAGGTTTCTTTTTATTTTTTGTAGTAATTAAAACAGTTATGGCTTCTTCTGGTGTTTGTACAGGAGTTTGTGGTATTCTTGTTATGTCTAATTCATCTCGCTCTAGTAAGGCTTTTTTAGACTCCATATAAGTTACTTCACCAAGTAACCCTGTTCGATAGAATTGCTTAATAATATCTATTATGAATTCTATATCTTCAGAGCTCCTTGGGTTATATGTAACACGTAATGACTGAAATTCTTGCTCATATGATAAACTTATATCTACGCCTGTGTCGATTGTAATGCGGCGTCGCCTTGATAACTCCCTAATTGCTAATAACTGTCTAATAGCGTTATACTGTGCAGTTGTTGGTCTAATTGCTTTATATAGACATAGATATTCTTCATTTAGGTTAGCACGAATAAAACCAAGACGCTCTAAAGTTGGAACACCACTAAGCTGCTCTATCATTACTTCTGAGTTAACTATAGAGTAGCCTGCACCAAACAACATCAACTCTAGCTCACTATGAATAACCTGGTCACTAAATTGTATAGACTCAGGTGTTTCATCATAAAAATAGTAATTAGAGATTTCTACGAACTCACCCTTTGGTGTAATAAGTGTAGCCCCAGAGTAAGGTGCACTTGTAATTTTAAAGCCTAGCTCTTTTAAAATACTTATAGCTTCATCTGGAGTTGAAGGAGGGCTTTGTTCTGCTTGCTCTAGTAAGGCTACTCCATTAAGTTTTAGTTTATGCTTGCGCCCTCCTTCTAATTGAAGTCGTTTAGACTCCATGGTTAACCACCTACTCCTTAATTTTTTTAATTGTTGCTTCAATTTGTGTTTCTAGCCATTTATCAAAGTCTTTAACTATCTCGTTAACTGCGTTTTCTAGTTCTGGAGTGATTTGTGCCTTTACTTCATTAAAGGTCTTGTTAAAGGCTTCTTTTTGGGCCTCAGGATTGAACTTACCATCCTTCTTTAGGTTATCAACAAAGGTTTGTTGGGTCGCCATAACAGCTGCTTGTACAATATCATTTATATTATTTATAATAGTGCCATATTTTTCATTTTGGGTTTTCGCTGAAATGTGGTCTGCAAGTTTTTTAAAGTAAATGCCTATAATAGTTGAAACACCGCCGGCAATGGTAAACAAAATAATGGTAATAGCCTTAATGACTAAAGGCTGATCCATAAGTGAATAGATTAGCATTTTGTGCATTCTCCTTTCTAATTATAAAATAACTAATAACTTACTTAGAAGCGTCTTCTTGAATGAGATGCTTAGTTTTCTTAGCTTTTTCATCATAAGCTTCATGGGTTCTTCTTGAGTATACTTCGCTTATTTCTTTAACCTTGGCATGGACATCACTGTTGCCACCTAGTAACGTATAGTAGCTATACATTTTATCAATGTAAGACTTATCGCGATCTGTTATTATACCCGTGTCTCGTAAGTTATAATAAACATCTCTGACATCTTGTTTGAATTGTTCTAATATTGAATTTTTTAAGTAGTCAATGATTGTTGTTTGCTCAAGGTTAAGGTTTTGTTGGTCTTGCTTAAAAGCGTTTAATTCTTCTTTAATCTTGATTAAGTTATTCTCGAGATTTCGCTCGACCATATCAATAAGCAGCTGAAACTGTCTTTCTTGGACTTTATTATTCTTTTCTAAAACTTCATTAACAGTCTCGATAAGTTTATCAGAAACTTTGTGCTTAAGTTTTTCATAGAACGCCCAGATTGTCATGATTGCTCCAACTAAAGCTGCTATTGATATTACTAATGTTGTAAGGTGATTTGCTGTCATAATACATGCTCCTTAAATTAAGTACTGTAATAAACTCAAGATAAACTCAGAACTCATGTGTGGGAAAACGAATTAGCAAATGTATTAGATAAAAGATTTCGTGCCCCCTGGGAAGAGTTATACTACAGGAGGATTTTCTACGTAGTATGCTGTGTTTATAGAAGGGTTATCCGTATAGGTTCCGCCTGTTTCTGAGAGCATGCTATTATTCTAGCTAGTTGAAGTCGATTATCTCTATTAGCACCTTTTTAGCAGGCGTAATCAACCCATAATTGTATAGTTTCTTTAAAATGAACACAATCAATAAATAGATGATAGGGAGTGCTAAGGTAAGCACTATAACACCCCCATTTTTACGTTAACGATTAAATACAACACGCCCAGCACTACTGCATAAAGGTAAACACCACTTAATACAAACGTTCCTATTTTGCTTAACATCGTGTATCGGTATTTATATAAAGCATAAATATATAAAGGCACGATAATTAGTTTTAAGATTGACAACAACCACATATTAC